AAGTACCGAGTACATTTTTTATTAACTAGGAGGAAAAGTAAATGACAATCACAAGTTTAGAAAATGTTATACAACCTGAAATATTCAGGGAGTACGTTATCAAAAAAACCATGGAACTATCAGCACTGATACAATCAGGGATTATGGTAAATACTGAGGAATTTGACGAACTAGCAAGCAGTGCCAACACCTTAATCAATATGCCATTTTGGGAAGATTTAGAAGGTGAAGAAGAAACAGTAAAAGAAAATGGTTTTTATGAGCCAGGCAACATTAATGCCAGTAAAGACGTAGCAAGAAAACAAATGTTTGGTAGAAGCTGGGGTGCTAATAATCTAACTGCCTTATTATCTGGTGATGACCCAATGGCAGCCATTGGTGACCTTGTTTCTGATTATTGGGCTAGAGTTATGCAGCAAAGGTTACTACATACCTTAAAGGGTATTTTCCTTGCATCAACTATGAAAGGCAAAGTTTTAGATATATCAAGTTTATCTGGTAATAATAGCCTTTTGACAGGAGATAGTTTTATTGATGCTGGGCAGTTAATGGGTGATGCAAAAGGCTTATTAACGGCTGGGCTTATACATTCTGCAACAGAGGCTTACCTTGCTAAACGCAAACTTATTGACTATGTTCAAGAGTCAGAGCAAAGCCCGAGAGTGCCATATTTTATGGGCAAACGTATGATAGTAGACGATTCTGTGTTCTATGACACAAGCACTAAAATTGGTGAAATGTACTTATTTGGTAATGGTGCTATTGCTTTGGGTAACGGTTCACACACAAAAATAAAAGAAACTGAGACACTAAGAGACGGATTATCTCACGCTGGTGAAGACTATCTAGTAAACAGGCGTATAATTATTATGCACCCAAGAGGCATTAAATGGGCAGAAAAAGAAGTGTCTGACAATTTTCCAACTAGAAAAGAACTAGCCAATGGCGAAAACTGGGAACGTGTATACGAAGAAAAACAAATCCGTATAGTTAAGCATAGATTTAAAATTGCTTAAATTTTAGAAAGGAGCAACAAAATGTCAAGTCCAGTAAGTTTAGCAACGCATAAACGTATTAGGCAACAAATGGAAAAGAAACGAAAAGCAGCTATGCCAGAAGAGTATGAAGCTGATAACACTGACCAAGAAACCAACAGCAGCGACGAAATAAAAACTCCAAATTTGAATTTAAATGGTATGGGAATCTCTGAGCTTAGAGAGTTGGCTAGAATAAATGATATAGACCTAACAGGTTTGAACCGTAAGCAGGACATTGTAAACTACATCACAAAATCCTTACCTCCAGCTACAGATGATGACCTTGAGCGAGAAGTAGAAAAAGATAATCCTTCTACTGCTGATGACAATGGTAATGAGGTGACAGTGACAGCAGATGACACTAACACAGGAACAACTTAGACAAGGCTATTTTGAAGCCATAAAACAATTTACAAACAACTTCCATGATATTTTAAAAATAGAAGATGCCCCCTTGCCCATCCAGATAGCAGTGGACAAGATGGGCTCTTTTTTAAGTCGTGATGGAAGTATAAAATCTGAGAGTATATCAGACCTAAGCTTGACCTTCAAAGATATAGATAGTTTACCACAAGATATTATAAGTTTAATTATGCCATTTTGTAACGTGAGGTGGTAGAGTGGCTGGCACTAGAGTAATAAGGGATAATAACCGTTTACCTAACCTGATAAAAATTTTGGAAGAACTAAACCGCACAGAGCTTCATATAGGTATCTTCGGTAAAGATGACTCTCACTTGCTAATGATTGCCAATGTAAATGAGTTTGGTGCAAACATTAGACCCAAGAGGGCAAAACGCCTTGCAGTGCCACTTAACAAAAGAGCAAGAGAACGTTCTCCACGCTCATTTAACGATTTATTTACTCTCAAAACTGCTGACGGTTCGTTATATCTAGTGCGTAATAAAGGCTCAAGCCAACTGGAGTTTATGTACTGGTTGGCAACAGAGGTAACTATACCGGAGCGAGCCTTTATCAGTGGTGGTTTTGATGCAAATAATAGACGCTTTTCAGACATGGCAGTTAAGTTGCTTAAAAATGTTATTGCTGGGCGTATGTCTATGGATAATTTTTTTGACCTTATGGGTGATTTTATAGTAAGCGAGCTACAAAGATATATGACAAACCTAAGTGCTCCAGCTAATTCATCTACAACAATAGCTGCAAAAGGTAGAAGTAATCCTTTAGTTGATACCGGACGTTTACGAAATGCCATAACGTATAAGGTGGTGAAAAAATGATGCATGGTAGCCATTATGATTTTAGAAACCTTGTAGAAAGATACTCTATCCCCATCACAGTTGAAGAGGAAACAGGCGGATACTATGACCATGATAACGGTGGCAAATGGATGGGCACAACTAAAAAATGGGAAACCACAGCTGCTGTCTTTAATCTATCCAGCCGAGATGTAAGAGGCTATGTAATACAACATGGTGAAGGTGGAAGTTTTACTCGTGAGGACGTTCGTATACATATCCACCAAGAGCTAACCATAGGAGCAAAAATAACATGCTCTAAAGGAATATTTACAGTGTCTGCACAAGTTGATTTTTCTGACCATGCTCATGGCTTGCGGATTTACGTGGCAAAAAATGCCGGGAAGCGTAAATTTGCTTCGCAGCCTGAAGAAGATAATAAAGAAGGTAGCATAGGTGGTGATGTAGATTATGAATAAAACAATTAGAAACGGCATAGTAACAGGCTTACACCAGCACACAGGTGTTACGGTTGTGCCCAATAACACAACTGACCATCGCCCTGATTACCCTTATATTACTTACCAGATAATAGGAAGCCATAAATCCAATACTTTTAGCTTAGTAGATGAGGTTATCCCTTCTACAAACCCAGATTTTGAATATGATGTCAAAGTTATACGTAAAGAGCAGCAGCCTTTTTCCCTATCTATCAACGCATATAGCAATACAGAAGAAGAGGCTTACAGCCTGGCAGAAAAAGCGAGAGATTGGTTCACTTTCCACGGTGATTTATATTTTGTTGGTATGAATATTGCCATTATAGTTGCCGGAAATATAAATGACCGCACACAGCTAATAGTAGATGACTATGAAAGACGCTACGGCTTTGATGTCCGTATTAGAGCGGCAAGAGCTATTACCAAACGTGTTGAAACTATAGAGAGCCACAATTTTAACTCTACAGTCAACCGCCAACCTAAAGAGTAATAATTTTATTAACTGGAGAGGAGAGCTATAAAATGTCAAGAGTACCACCGGACTTTATTGTTAATATAAGCAGATTTACAAGAGCTATAGCTCAGCGAGGTTTTGGGCTACCTATGATACTTGGCACAACCAAAGACCAACCATATACCATTTTTAACAGCGTATCAGAAGTAGCTGATATCTTCCCGGTAACAACAAAAGAGTATCGAATTGCCCAGCGTATTTTTGGGCAAAACCCAGCACCACAACAGTTAGCTATATTCTCTATTTTACCTGAGGCAACAGATAATCTGCCAGAGTTGTTGCTAACTACAGTAAATGAAATTGTGGAGAACCATGATGATTGGTATTACCTTATATGTACAGAAAATTCAGACGAAATTGTACAAGCTTTGGCAGGTTGGACAGAGACCCAGATAAAAACCTACTGGGTAACAACTCAAAACCTAACCCTTGTGAATGACCTTGAGTATGAAAATACAATCGTAATGTATCATGAGAATCCCAATGCCTACGTTGCTGAGGGTCTTGTGTCCACAGCAGCAACAAATGATCCTGGTAGCCTAACTTTTAAATTTAAGGGTGTACAAGGGGTTACTGCTTCTGAAATACGTGCAACAGATTTAACGGAATTACATAGAAACAACGGCTTTTCTTACATCCGAAAAATGGGCGTACTACAAACCACCGAGGGCACTGTTACCTCAGGGGAATATATAGATATTGTAATGGCAGCCCATTGGATAAAGGTACGTATGGAAGAAGAGGCTGCTCTTTTAGCTGTAAATAAAAAGAAAATCCCTTATGACGGTCGTGGTATTGCTATGCTTGTATCTGTTGTAGAGAAGGTGTTAAATATTGCTGGGCGTATGGGGATTATTCGTGTAGATGATGATGATAACTATGTATACCGAATTTTTTATCTACGGCGTGAAGAGGTGTTGCGTAACGATGTAGCCAATCGTATTTACAATGGTATAGATTGGGAAATTGAGATTGCTGGAGCAATTCACACAGGGGAGGTTAGCGGTAGATTTTTGATTTAACTAAGGAAGTTTTTTTGTGACAAGCACAAAAACCATAAAAACTACACTCCAAGTGCCGAGTGTAGTTTTTATTAACTAGGAGGTGAAAGTAAATGCCAGATATACCAGGTGTAAGAACTTATGACTCAAAGGAAGCCAATCTTGTAGTAGATGGTGTTGTTATTACAGGGCAAGCCGAGGGTACTTGGCTAAATGCCGAGAGAAGTGAAAATGATTTTTCAGAACATGTTGGTGCTCATGGAGAGGTTGCTCTAGCAGAAAGCAACAATTTTACAGGTAAGATAACTATTACCCTTGAAGTTACCTCACCGTCAAATACATATCTTTATAGTTTGGCAAGGCGTAGAGGTAAAAGAGCAATTATCCCAGTTACTATTGTAGATGCTAATGAAGACGGTGGTATGAGAGTAAATTCTTCTCAATCAAGAGTTAGAAAACCAGCTAGATATGAAACAGGTCCAGAAATAACACAACGTGAATGGGAGATATTTTGTGCAGTTCTTCAATTTGAAGATTAAGAAATTATTAACCTAGGAGGTTTTAAAATGAGTACAAAAAATAACGTAGTAGGTTTTAACCAAAAGAAAATAGAAATTGATGGTGTGACTTACACACTACAGAAAATGCCATTTAGGAGCTATTTAGAAATAGAAGACCGTTGCACCAATAGAAATGGCGTATTAATGAAATTACCATATTTAACGGAACTGTTTAAACACTGTGTAGTAAGCCCCAAAATTACACTAGAAGATTTTGATGATAACTTTGTGGCAGCCACTCAGTTAACGAATGAAATAGAATCCTTTCTTAAAACCAAGTCTCAACAAAAACCAGATAAAGAAGAAAGCGAAGGATAATTTCATTTTTTGGCGGCTTATATATGATGGTGGACTATCACCGTCCGAGGTCTTTGCAATGGATGAAGATACTTTGCTGGAAGCAGATGCTGCCCTAGATTTATATAACGAAAAAGTAAAACAGTCTATGGGATGAGGTGGATAGCGTGTCTGATGCAGTAAGAGATCTGTTTATGTCTATCGGCTTTGACGGTGCATCCGCCTCACGTGGTCTTGATGGGTTAAACAGACGTGTTGATGATATAAGAGATAATTCAATGCGATTGGGCTCAGGGCTTAACAAAGATGTAGCAAATTTTGGTACTCAAATGTCAGGGCTTGATAAGCAGTTTACCTTGTGGGAACGTAACTCCGGCGAGTTTGCATCTACAATGGAAAAAAAGCAACGGCAAATAGAACTTGTAACAAGCAAAAGTGCACTGCTAGAAAATGAAATAAACAGTGTCACAGGTGAGCTAATAGGTTCAACTCGTGAGTTTGGTGAAAATTCAGAAGCAGCAGGTAGGCTACAAAACCAGCTGCTAGACTTAAAAATACAACAAGCGGACTATAACCGTGAACTACAACGCCTTAATAGTTTTGACTGGGATGCTTTTAACCGTATAGGTCAAGGTTTTACTAATGTTGGTAAAAATATGTCTCTTGCAGTAACTGCCCCAATTGTAGCTATAGGTGGCTCAAGTTTAAATACGTTCATACAGTTAGAAGATTCTTTTGCAAGAGTCCAAAAAGTTACAAGTGGTACAAAAGAAGAACTTGCAGAGGTAAGAAGTCAATTAAGATATCTAGCCACAGATGGTGGTATCCCACTAGCTATTACAGATATGTACGAGTTGGGTACAGCTGCTGGGCGTGTAGGAATAGAGCTGGAGAACATGAGTCTGGCTGTTAGCACAGCAGCAATGTTAGGCACGGTTACAGACCTTACAGCTGATTCTGCAATGGATCAGATGGCTCAGTTCTCCACCGTTATGCAAATGCCCCAAGAAAACTTTGACCGTCTAGGCTCTACCCTCGTAGGCTTGGGCAACAACATGGCAACCACCGAAAACCAGATAATGCGGATGGGTGCACGGCTTACAGGTATGGGTAATGCGGTTGGTTTATCAGAAGCCGAGGTTTTAGGCTTTTCTGCTGCATTTTCTTCCTTAGGCATAAATGCCGAGGCTGGTGGTACTGCTTTAACTACAATTATGCTAGGTATGCAAAATATTATTGATACTGGTGCAGATCAAGTAGAGTACTTTGCAATGGTAGCTGGTAAAAGCGTAGAAGAATTTTCAGAATTATTCAAAAGAGATGCTGCTGGTGCTTTTATCTACATGGTAGAAGGCTTGGGGCGTTTAAATGATGAAGGATATAATACTACCCAAATATTATCAGCCATGGGCTTTGAAGGCATAAACGTAACAGACATGCTAAGACGTGGTGCCGGTGCCGGTGACACCCTAAGAAGTGCTATAGATTTAGCTAACACTTCATGGGAAGAAAATACCGCATTAACAGAAGCCGCTGGCAAGATATACGATACTACAGCATCCGAGTTACAAATACTTAGAAATAGATTTACTATATTCAAAGACACCATAGGAAGTGACCTGCAACATCAATTTAGAGCTCTTATCTCTTTAGGTGACAGGACTCTACAATGGTTTAATGATATGGATGATGGTACCAGAAGAACCATAATAACTGTAGGTATGTTTGCTGCATCTATTGGACCAGTGCTTTTAGGTATAGGTGGTGCAATAACAATGATTGGCAAAATGCGAGATACCGTAGTTACATTAAAAAGCGGCTTCATAAACATGAAGAGCATTTTTGCTACTGGCGGCAAAGCTATTGGATTTTTCACTTCACCTGTAGGTATAGCTATTATAGCTATAGGTGCCTTGATAGCCGTAGGTATTGCCCTATGGAAAAATTGGGATGAAGTTACAACATGGATTGGTAACAGCCTCGACTTCCTAGAAGAACGCTTCCCCTTTGCCTTTGGCATTGCTTCAGATGTTGTTGATATTTTTGGAGATACAGCCAGAAATGTAATTGATAATACAAAGCAAGTTTTTGGCGGCATTATAGACTTTGTAGCCGGTGTATTTACCGGTGATTGGAGTCGTGCCTGGACTGGTGTTGTAAATATATTTGGCGGTATCTTTGGCACATTAGGAAGCTTAATTAAAGCTCCTATGAATGCTGTTATAAGTATTGTAAACCGTGCAATAGGCGGCATTAATAGTATCAGCGTTGATATACCCGATTGGGTTCCGTTTGTTGGCGGTAGAAATTTTGGCTTAACTATACCTGAAATCCCTATGCTTGCCAAAGGTACTAATTTCCATAGAGGTGGACCGGCTATTGTAGGTGAAAAAGGTCCAGAGCTTGTAAACTTACCTAGAGGGTCGAAAGTAATACCAAATGACGAAACTAACAGGCTACTTGCTGGTATTGGGCTTAATTTTCAAGAAATGAAATTGGCAGCGGCTATTAAAGGGATAATGCCAAGGGATTTATCTTTTGAAAATAAGGCAAAATCCCCTAGCTCATCACCAAGAGGTCAAACTAACATGCTTTTAGGGTGTAAAAATAGGTCACAAAATGAAAATAGATACAACATAAATAAATTTGCCGAAACTGGCACAAGCAACAAAAACCAAGCAAAAACAAGCTTGCCCACTGAAATCAAAGTCATCATACAAAAACTGGTTATCGGTGGGGACACAGATTTATCAGAAAATAGGTTAACTCAGTTGAAAGAAGAGCTAAAAACTTTGTTTGAAGATGTGTTTGGAGAACTTTGGGAAGAAGAATGGTACAAGCTTAGCCTAAAATATCCAAACATTACAGAAGCATAGAAACCTGTGATTAACCTACATACAATAGCTCTAGGCATTAATAGCTTTTCGTAGCGGCTTTAGCGACTAGCGGCATAAGCGGAGAAATGCTATTAATGCCTAGGGCGGATGTTTTGTATAGTAGTTTAAATAAAGGGAGGTAATAGTGTGGCAATAGGTGGTATAGCAGTATTAGAAGATGTTTTACTTGATATGGTGAAATCTGACAATCCTAACCGCTCCTACGACGTAACCAGTAAGGCAGTTGAAAATGGCAGCGACATATCCGACCATATGAAGAAACGCCCCACCACCCTATCTATCTCTGGTATAATCGTAGGTGAGGACGCTTGGGCAAGGTTCTCACGAATAATACAATATCAACAAAACAAACAGCTAATAACTTACACAAACAGAGTTATTCATACCAACATGGCAATAACTAATATCAATACCATCCACGGTGGTGATACCGCTAATGGTTTATCCTTCACTATACAGCTAAAACATGTCCGCAAAGCAACGCCAAGTCAAGCTCAAATAATCAATGTCCCCCAAGCTGTAGCCACAAAAGCACAGGGGACGCAAAATGCTGGCACACAACAACCAACACAAACCGCCAAACAAGCCAATAACAAAGCATCAGACGAAAGGCTCAAAATTATTGCACAAGGCTTTTCAGGCGGTGGTGTTGGTGGCGGTTTAGGCACTGGAGAGTCTGGATTTGATGTGGCATAAAGAGGGGTGTTAGTATAGCAGATTATGAATTTATACCAATAAAAAAAGAGCAAATACCCTATAGATTTGATATAATCTTAGACGATAGGACATTTACATTTGATATATATTACAATGCTATGCGTGATTTTTTTACAATAAATTTACTTCGCAACGAAGAGTACATAGTCATTGGCGAAAAAGTTGTATATGCTAGAACATTATTTTTAAACCAGCAACACCTAGATGTACCCACCACACCTATAATTCCTTATGACCTAGCTCTTAACGAAAGTCGCATTACATGGGAGAATATGAATAGCACAGTGTTTTTATGGTTGCCACAAGGGGGGCTTACCAATGTCTGATTTTTGGATAAGACAATGTGAGATTATAGCCGGTGGTAAACGCTTTAATATGAACGACTTGGACATTGAGTTTACCGTACCTTTTGACAATGATGAAGAACCCGACATATCAAAGGTAAAAATCTACAATTTATCTGAAAGTTCAATACATGAGATAAAAAAAGAGCAAAACGTCATTATAAACGCAGGATACAAGGGTGACGTAAGCACGATTTTTAAAGGTACCTTACAAAAAACTCTGACAAGCTGGTATGGCGTAGATAAAGCAACCAGTCTAACTATAGGTGACGGATCACAGCAATGGCTTACTAAACATGTAAGTGAAGCCTATTGTGAAGAAATAACAGCCCAAGAAATATTAGCTGATTTAACTGGCAAATTTGGGCTGGAGCTTGGCAAGTTAAACTTAGTAAATAATTTAAGTTACCCAAAAGGGCGTGTTATAGACTCTAGCCTTAAAGATGCAATAAAGCAGATTGTAAAAGAATGTGACACATCTTTTACAATATCTAAGGGCAGAATTTTTATAATGCCTCATGATGATGGCATAGCCACAGGGTTTTTATTAAACTCTGACACAGGCTTAATAGGCAGCCCAGAGGTCTTTGAAAAAGAAGAAAATGGGATAACTAAAAAAGGGTTCAAAATAAAAATGCTACTAAACCATAGGATAACGATTAACAGTATTATCCAAGTTGAAAGTAAAACAGCCAATGGTACTTATAGAGTGCTCCGTGGCAGACATAAAAACACAGGCATAGATTTTTTAACAGAGGTGGAGGCGGTAGAATAATGGCAAACCCAGATAAATTTTTTGGGCAAATATTTAATGAACACTTAAACAACCTACATACTACCATGCCCTGTGAGGTAATTTATGTGCATGAAGATAAACCGCTAACCGATATACAACCTCTTTTCCAGCGTAAAACAAGTGGCGAACCAAGGGAATATCCACTTATAGAAAAAGTACCCAAATTAAAGCACGTGGAAGAAATAAATGAAGGCGATATTGTTTTTGTAGCCTTTGCAGAAAGAGCTTTAGATTTTGTAGGCAATCGTCGCCATGATTTAAGAGACGCTGTAATAATCGGTGTGATGGAAGTGATAGATGATGAATAGAACTTTTAAGTTAACAGAGGGCGACTTAGTTTTTGACACGGACGGTAACATCATGTTTGTGCAAGGTGATGATGAAATAGCTCAAGCATTAGAACGAGCCTTTACTACCAATAAAGGTGAATGGTTTTTAAACTCAAACCATGGCTTAGAGTATCTAAAAATACAAGGCAAAAAAGGACTAAAAGATGAATGTGTACAGATGGAAATTATAAGGACAGCCCTACAAGACGCAAGGGTACGAGAAGTTATAGATATTGATATCCAGCGTAATGTAGCAAATCGAACAATAAA